GTTACAGACCGGCAGGCAGAGGTTACCATTACCGGCGCCGGGATAACGCTCAAGGGGCATATTGACGGCATCATCCAGGGCATCACGAAACAGCCGCACCTACTGGAAATTAAGTCAAGTAATGACAAACGATTTAAAGAGTTGGTAAAGCTCGGTTCTTATGGAAAATGGGATGAAAGATACAAGGCGCAAATCCATGTTTATATGGTGCTGAAAAAGCTGAAACGGTGTCTGGTGTGGGTGGAAAATAAGAACACGTCAGAAGTTTATACTGAGCGGATAGCTGTGGATAAGGATTACGCTGTAGATGTTTTACAGAAGGTGTTTGCGGCAATCAGCGGCGATATACCCGCCCGGATATGCCCTACGGCGGCATGGTTCGAGGCGAAGATGTGCAAATATGTGCAGGGATGTTTTTAAGGAGGTGTGGAGATGGGATTTGCTGAGAATATATTTGTTGTCAGCGTATTAGTGATGGTGATCTGCGGGGGCGTTTTGATTATTCATGGCATCAGGCTTGCTGCCCTGTGGGTAGAGAAATGGTTCCGTTGACAGAAGAAAAGAGATGCACAAAATGCGGGATTGTTAAACCACTATCAGATTTTTACCAAGCAAGAGATGGGCATCATAAGGTATGCAAAAAATGTATAGGTGAATGGAAGCGCCTATATCGTGAAAAAAATAAACTTAAAATCAGTGAGCAACAACGCGCATGGTATGTAGCCAACAGAGAAAAATATCTTGAGACGCTACGCTCAAAGTATGCTGCTGGCAAAGAAAAATTACTTGAGAAACAAAACTCAATGACTGAGGCCACATGCCCGAAGTGTGGAACTAAACACATGATACCAAAGCAGATGGTGAACATGCGGGATAGAAAGCATTATATCTACTGTAACAAATGCAACTATCTGCGGGGCATCTACGAATTAAAAGAAATGGAGGTGCATTTTTGAAACCAATATTCAGAATTGAAAAATGGAGCAACACAGAGAACGAATTCATCCACTACGACACGAAGGCCAATGCCGACTACGCACGGGCTGTCGCGGAGGCGCATGTTAGCAGTGGCTACCACGTCAGGATCATACATGAGGGTAAAACGGTTTGGGAAGGCGGCGGGATATGAGCGTCAAGCTGTTTCCGACAATTCTGATCATTCTTGATCTTTGCGCTGCCCTTGTCTATTACGGCGGCGGTGACATCCGGCGGATGATATATTGGATAGCGGCGGCTGTATTGACCGCCAGCGTGACATTTTAGGGGAGGGGAATGAATTATCAAACATTCATCGATAATAAAACGCATTTTGCCGGTAATGATGGGTTCAAACCGGTGTGGCTGCCTGACTTTTTGTTTGATTTTCAAAAATATCTCGTAGAATGGTCTCTGTTGAAGGGACGTGCTGCAATATTCGCGGATTGTGGGTTAGGTAAAACCCCGATGCAGCTTGTCTGGGCAGAAAATGTCGCACGCAAAACAAATAGCAAGGTACTTATTTTAACTCCTTTAGCTGTCTCACAGCAAACAATTCAAGAGGGCGAGAAATTCGGTATAGATGTCAAACGTTCCCGGGATGGTGTTCCATCATCAGGGAATATCACCATCACTAATTATGAACAGCTTGAAAAATTCAATCCTCATGATTTTGTCGGTGTTGTTTGCGATGAGAGCAGCATCCTCAAAAACTATTCAGGAGCTTATCGTGGGATAATAACAGAATTTATGAAGAAGCTCCAATACCGGCTGCTTTGCACAGCTACCGCCGCACCTAACGATTATACAGAGCTGGGTACATCGTCGGAAGCCCTCGGAGTTTTTGGTTATATGGATATGTTAAATTACTTTTTCAAAAACGACCAGAATACGAGCGACACAAAAAGGTATTACGCCGCTCAAGGCGGGGGGTCTCCAAAATGGCGATTCAAAAAACATGCCGAAGATCCGTTCTGGAAATGGATTTGTTCATGGGCGCGGGCTGTTCGTAAACCATCGGATATAGGATATAGCGACAATGGTTTTTCTTTGCCACCATTGTACGAGACCGAAACAATCATCAAATGTTCAAGACCATTGGAAGGTAAACTATTTGCCGAACCAGCCTACGGATTACAAGAGCAGCGCGAAGAAAGAAAAGCCACGATTACCGAAAGGTGTCAATCCGCTGCCGAAAAGGTAAGTAGGGATAAAGTGGCCGTCGTTTGGTGCCACTTAAATGACGAGGGAGATTTGCTTGAAAAAATAATCCCCGATTCCGTTCAAGTGAAGGGGTCTATGAGCGAAGAAAAAAAAGAAGATGCCCTTATGGCGTTTTCACGCGGAGAAATCAGAGTGTTGATTACAAAGCCAAAAATAGGATGCTTTGGTCTTAACTGGCAACATTGTTCACACATGACATTTTTCCCTTCCCATAGTTATGAACAGTACTATCAGTCGGTACGGCGTAGTTGGAGATTCGGACAAAAAAATCCTGTGACCGTCGATATTATAACGACAGAAGGTGAGGTAAATGTACTACATAATCTTCAGGCGAAAGCCTCCGCTGCGGACAAAATGTTTGAGCGAATAAGTGAACACATGAACTATGCTATGAAGATTAATAAAATAAACTCATATCAGAAATTGGAGGTTCCGAAATGGTTATCGACCAGAGCATAACAGATAGGTGGGCTGTCTATAACGGGGATTGTGTGGAGATAATGTCAGAATTGCCAGATGGAAGCGTTCATTTATCTGTATATTCTCCCCCTTTTGGTGGGCTGTACCATTACAGCAGCTCAGAGCGCGATCTATCTAATTGCAAGGATTATGAACAATTTTTCGAACATTACGAATTTGTAGTCAAGGATATTGTAAGAATTACAATGCCAGGGCGGATGACGTGCGTCCATTGCATGGATGTTCCGAGTGGAAATAGCGGTGTTGATCACCTACGCGACTTCCCGGGAGACATTATCCGGCTTCATGAACGATTAGGGTTCAGGTATATTGCAAGATATCATGTCTGGAAAGAGCCGCTCGGCGTTCGTAATCGCACAATGGCAAAAAATTTGGCACACAAGACAATCGTTGACGACTCTTCGTTATGTTCCGTTGCCAGTGCTGATTATCTACTTGTGTTCCGCAAAAACGGTAAAAACCCAATCCCTATTGCACATCCAACGGGACTGCATGAGTATGCCGGAGAGCGTGAAATCCCGTATGAGTTGCTTAAATATAAAGGATGTACCGGCAATCAAATAGAGAATAGATATTCGCATTGGATATGGCGTCAATACGCATCTGCGTTTTGGGATGATGTCAGGATATCCCGTGTTCTGCCATTCAAAGAATCCCGCGATGAGGAAGATGAAAAGCACGTTCATCCGCTGCAACTCGATGTCATTGACCGTTGCATTATACTCTGGTCAAATCCCGGAGAAGTTGTTTTCACCCCTTTTATGGGTGTTGGTTCCGAAATTTACGGAGCCGTGACAAATGGAAGAGTAGGCGTCGGCGCGGAATTAAAGCCAAGTTATTATAGACAGACGGTCAAAAACTTATATTCCATTGATGATGAAAAACAAATACAATCTGAAATATTTGGCAATTTAGAGGGGTAACAACATGACAATCATCCGGGCCATTAAGAGGCCCATAACAAGGGTCCAGGCCGTTAAGATGGAGTATGGCAAGCCTTTCCGCGAAGTTGTAAAAGTCTTCGCTGGCAATGGCTATTCACGGCATATGACAGCCGGAATACTGAAAATTAACGCACGGTGGTTCTATGAAATTTGCAAGAACTACAATTTGAATCAATACTTTATCCCGTACAAGAGCCGACATGATCTGTGGAAGCCGAGGATATACACCGGCGGCTGGAAGCGGCCAGACGCTAAGGGTGTTCGCAAATATTCCGATGCAGATCTGCTTGAATGTGTAAGAAAGCATCCGTCAATCCACCTGTTTGCCGAGCAGACCGGTGTTAGCATCACGACGGTGAAGAATAGATTCAAAAAACCCTGGCGG